CTTATTTTTGTAACTCAACCGATTGATGCACAAGCACCGAATGACCTTGAGTTCTTCAAATTGATCAACCCGATTGCGACCTTTTTGGTTGGCACTTTGTCGGGGATTATGATTGGAACGAAGCATAGTAAGGATAACGAATGAAATCTCCTCAGCAGTCTTTAAAGGCTTGGGGCGACCAGAAGTGGAGAACGAAGAGTGGTAAACGATCTTCTGACACGGGCGAAAGGTATCTTCCAGAGGCTGCGATCAAGGCTCTCAGCCCTGCTGAGTACGCCCGAACAACCGCAGCCAAGCGTCGAGGAAAAACCCAAGGAAAGCAGTTTGTACAGCAACCCAAAGGAATTGCTGAAAAGACGCGCAGTTTCCGCCAAAAAGGTAAAGGTTAAGAGGAAGAAGTAATGGCAATGTCCAGAGCGAACATGGGTCAGCAAATCACCAAACCCGGCCAGAAGAAGAAGGTTGGCGCGGTGATGCGTGAATTTAAGAAGGGCAAACTCCATTCTGGAAAGGATGGCCCGGTTGTTGAGAATCCTAAGCAGGCAATCGCCATTGCGCTTTCTGAGGCCAGCAAGGTCAAGAAGGCGGCTGGCGGTCGTATTGATGGCTGCGCGATGCGCGGCTTAACGAGGGGTTAATCATGAAAAAGATGAAGCGTTACCAAGAAGGTGGCGAGACTAAAGTTGAAATCGAAAAGGAATCTAGCATCCTTGACGATATCGGCATGAAAGGTTTGCCACTCGGTATCGTCGGGCAGGGCCTCATCAGCGCCTTGGAAAAGGGCGACGTTGGTGGGCAGGGTCTTTTGGGAGTCCTCATGAATCGCAAGAAAAAGCGCGAAATGGGCGGCATGCCAGAAGATGGTTCCAGCGTAAAGATTGAGATTGAGAAGTCCAAAGGCATGGGCGATGAGATGATGGGCGGCGGCATGCTTGGCTACAAGAAGGGCGGTCGCATTGACGGTTGTGCCATCAAGGGCAAGACCAAGGGCACCTACCGGTAATGGCTACCAGCGGCACAGCGACATTCAATCCAGACTTCGCGGAGATCGTCGAAGAGGCATACGAACGCGCTGGGCTGGAACTGCGGACAGGTTATGACCTGAGGACCGCTCGTCGCTCCATGAACTTCATGGCGCAGGAATGGCAGAACCGAGGCATTAACCTGTGGACAGTGGAGACAGGTTCCCAAGTCCTGACTCCGGGCGACTACACCTACACTATGCCTGCCGATACGATTGATCTCATTGAGCATCAACTTCGTATCTACGATGGCAACACATCGCAGCAGGCGGACTACAGTCTGGCTCGTATCTCTGTATCGGACTACGCCATGCTCAACAACAAGTTGACGCAGGGCCGACCGCTGCAGATCTATGTGGATCGTCAGCGTGACGCGCCGATTGTGTATCTGTGGCCAGTCCCGGATAACGTCCAGACCTACACCTTGGTGTACTGGTACATCCGTCGCATCCAAGATGTGGGTTCCGGCGGTGCCAATACTATGGACGTGCCAGCCCGGTTCCTGCCATGTCTGGTGGCTGGACTTGCTTACTACATCGCCATGAAGAAGCCGGAATCGGCTGATAGGATTCCGTTGCTCAAGTCTGAGTATGAGGCTCAGTTTGAACTGGCGGCAGGCGAAGATCGTGACAAGGCGGCTTCCAGATTCCTACCGTATATATCGAGTGTGACCGGCGGGTTCTGATATGAGCCAACCGTTCTCATCTGGCAAACATGCAATTGGATTCTGCGACCGATGTGGATTTCAGTTTAAACTGCATGACTTGCGGAAGGACATCTTCGACCAGATTTGGACGGGGAACCTTGTCTGCGATATTTGCTTGGATGTGGACCAGCCGCAGTTGCAGTTGGGCAAGATCCCCATGGATGACCCTCAGGCGCTCAAGAATGCGCGGCCTGATCAGTCTCTCATCGAGAGCCGGGACATTTACTGGGGATGGAACCCGGTGGGCGGCGGACAGGCTTATGATGATCCATTGACCCCGAACACCCTTGTGGCGGCTGGGACTGTGGGAACCGTGACGGTATCAACATGAACTATTCACAACTTTCGACACAGATTCAGGAATACGTCCAATCGACGGAAACGTCCTTTGTGGCCAATATCCCGAACTTCGTTCAGTTGGCCGAAGAGCGGATCTACAACACCGTTCAGATTCCAGCCCTAAGACAGAACTCGACTGCGTCAGCGGTTGTGGGGAACCAGTACATGGCTCTCCCTTCAGACTGGCTATCGACGTTCTCATTGGCAGCGATTCACCCCAGCACCAATGTGTATACCTATCTCCTGAACAAGGACGTGAACTTCATCCGGGAGTGCTACACGACTTCAGCGACCCAAGGATTGCCCCAGTACTACGCAATCTGGGACGACAACACGATGATTCTGGGGCCAACCCCGAACCTCGCTTACACCTTGGAACTGCACTACTACTACTATCCGCCGTCGATTGTGAACGTCGGAACGTCTTGGCTCGGAACTAACTTCGAAACGGTTCTGCTCTACGGATCACTCCGTGAGGCTTACACCTATCTCAAGGGTGAGCAGGACATGATGAATTACTACGAGCAGAAGTATCAGGAGGCTCTCGGCCAGTTGAAGAGACTGGGCGATGGCTTGGATAGACAAGATGCATATCGTTCTGGTCAGGCTAGGATTCCGGTCACATCATGAACTTTACGGCGACATCTGAACTTGGGCAGGTATTCGTTCAGACCACGGATCATCGCGGTCATACGGTCGAGGAGATCGCGGAACGTGCTGCCAATCGATTGCTATCGGTGGATAACAAAGAAGCGTTTAACCACCATTTGTTAAAGTATCTTCGCGAGGCTCAAGCAGCCGAACGAAAGGCGATATGCAAGAAGTTGCATGACAAAGGCTATGCGGAAATCGCACACTTAATTGGAGACCTCTAATGGCTATTTCTCAAGCAATGGTGACTTCGTTCAAGGTGGAAATCTTGAACGGCATTCACGCATTTGGATCGGCGGTGATCCGCGCTACTGCGGCCCCGGACGTATTTAAACTGGCGCTGTACACGTCCTCGGCCACGCTTAGTGCGACGACGACGGCGTATACAACCTCAGACGAAGTATCGTCTTCAGGAACCAACTATACGGCTGGCGGTTTGACGCTGACGGTATCGCAGGTTCCGACCTCCACCAGCACGACGGCTTGGTTGGACTTTGATGACCTGACGTTCCCGTCTGCTACGTTGACGGCTCGGGGCGCTTTGATCTACAACCTGACTCAAGGCAACAAGGCTGTAGCGGTGTTGGATTTTGGCAGCGATAAGACTTCGACTGCCGGTAACTTCACCATCCAGTTCCCGACTGCCAACTCTACGTCCGCCATTCTCCGTATTGCTTAACGGAGGCCGTTAAATGGCCCTCGTACTTGCGGATCGTGTCCTAGAGACTTCTACTACTTCTGGTAGTGGAACCATTTCGCTTGCCGGTGCTAGTCCCGGCTATCAGGGCTTTTCGACTGGCGTTGGCAACGGGAACCAAACCTACTACACCATTGCCCTTGAAGGCGGCTCTGAGTGGGAAGTGGGTATTGGTACCTACACTTCAGTAGGCGACACGCTATCCCGCGATACGGTTCTAGCCTCTAGCGCAAGCGGAGCCAAGGTCACCTTCTCCGCAGGGCAAAAGCAGGTCTTTGTTACTTATCCTGCTGGCAAGTCTGTCTACTTCAGTACGTCTGGCACGATCAGTGCGGGTTCCGGCAGGATTACAGATGTTGCTCCGCCTTCAGCGGGAACTGACGCTGCGAACAGAGATTATGTAGACAACTTGGCCGCTGCGGCCATCCACGTTCATCCCAATGTTGTCTTAGCGACTCCGGGTTCCACAGGACGAACGGATACCTACAACAACGGTACGGCTGGTGTCAGTGCGACTCTGACCGCAACGGCTAACGGAACCCTGACCATCGACAGCACGGTGGCTGAGGCAGCGCAGCGTGTTCTTATTAAGGACTGCACCAACCAAGTTGGTAACGGAATTTATGTTGTTACGACGGTAGGCAATGGGACTACTCAGTACGTCATGACCCGTGCGGCGGATGCCGACACTTATGGCGAAGGCGGGTCTGACTCGCTTGACGAAGGTAGTTACTTCTTCGTCTCTGGTGGTACGTCACAGAAAGGCGCTGCTTACGTCTGTTATACGCCGGGGATCATTGTCTTCGGCTCAACCAATATTACCTTTGCCGAGTTCAGCCAATCTCAGG